AATATAGCAGTTGATGGAACATACCATCTATCTCCTATATTTGGATTTGTTGGTAATGTTTCTTGAATAAAGAAACCGTTCAATCCCCCAAGTTCTTTCCAGTATGGTTTACCCTCCTGGGTTCCTGGAATTTTACTTGAAGTAGGAATTACAGAGACATATTTCTTACCATTGAAATCTACAGAATCACCTATTTTATAGAGATAAGGTTTTCCGTCAACATCATATTGACGAAATTTGCCTCTAAAGTTAAGTTTGTCTGATCGTTCCATCTTAGTTATGTATCATCTTGCTAAAATTATTCTTTTTCTCAAACGAAACAATCGTTGAGAATTTATCAACAAGTTGATCTGCCTTGTGACTGATAACATAAACATTCGCCTTGTCGCTGATAATCTTTAGAAGTTTCATTAGTTCATCCATACCAACTGAGTCCAATGAAGAGTCGAACACCTCGTCAAGAATCAGTAGATTACAACTGACACTATTCTTGAGTCTTGCAATTTCTCGCCATGCCAATAGCAGTGCCAGATCTATACGCATCTTTTCTCCCTCGCTGAAATTCATGTAACTGAAATCGTCACGATAGCGAGACTTGATCTGCTCGTTGAACTCCTCGTCCAGTTGAAACTGCACAAAGAAATCCATGGATGACAGAAACTTATTGATAAACTTATTCATATGAGGAAGATAATACTTGATGATCTTTCCCTTAACTCCACCATCACGGAGCAACTCACCAGCAAGTTCATGATACATCAGATCATTTGAGTGTGCAATCTTTTCCTCGTCCAGAGCGGCAAGTCCACCCTCAAGACTCTTGAGTTTTTCCTTCTCTTCGATGATATTATCTTTGATTGCTGACTTTTGCATCGTGGTACGAATGCGTTCAATTTCCTTGTGATATGCTTCTATTTCTTTGTTAGAAGAATATACTTCCTGCATACGATTTGTTATGTCTTGAATATTATCATCAAAACGATTGCAATCATCCTGAAGATTTTTGATATTTGTTTGCACTCTCTCCATATCATCTTCTAGATTTGAAATATCATAGTTATTCATCAGCACCTTTTCCTTCTTGAGTTTATCCTCAATCGGTTGAGTGCATGTTGGACATGTACAATTATCCTTGAAGAAGTGTATTTCCTTCTGCTTCTGTTCTTTTGCATTCTTCAATGTAACAATATGAGCACGGGCATCTTGAATTTTGTTATTCTTTTCTTTTAAGGTTTTCTTTACAAAATTCATATCTGCTTGCAATCCTTCGACTGAAAGATTGTTGGAAATCATATCATATCGAATTGTATGAATCTTTTTTTCCAGTTCAGAAATTCTCTCATTCTTCACATCATCATCTTCATTGTTTTTCTTTTCAAGAGTAGCAATATAACTCTTCTGAATATTGATCTTGTTCTTTTCAATCTCAATCTTCGTATTCAGTTCCTTGATTGTTTCCTTCAACGAAAGAACCTTACCCTTGAGCACGACATTCATGGTGCTGAAGATATTGATGTCAAGGATATTTTCAATGACAGAACGACGATCTGCTGCCGACAACTGCATGAATGGAACAAACGAAGAACTACCAAGAATCACCACCTGCGTGAATGTCTTATAGTTCATTTTAAGGATTTGATTCTCAAGAAGTTCCTGATAATCAACACTCTTGGCATCTTGATCAATAAGTTCACCGTTTCGATAAATCTCGAATATGCGCGGATTGATACCACGACGAACCATGAACTTATCAGATCCACGACTAAAATCAATTTCAACCAAACAACCCTTTTCGTTGACTGAATTGACAAGTTGAGGAATATTGATCTTACGAAATGGTTTGCCAAACAAAGCAAAGGTAATGGAATCAAGAAAGGCAAAGGACTTGCCACTTCCATTGCTTCCACAGATAAGAGTCGTGTTGTTCTTGTCCAATACGATCTCTGTAATGGTGTTACCAAATGAACCAAAATTCTTGAATCTTACTTTTTCAAATTTAATCATATCTTCAGACTTTCCATATAAAGATCACGAATCAAAGTCTTAAGTTTGCCCTTGTCAATATCTCTTTCAATTGCATCAACTTCACGACCTATGATACTCATTGTATCCTCGGATTCGCTGAATTCAACCCCAGATGCCTTTTGATCGACTTGATCCTCGACAACCGATAGATCTTGAATTCCCTTGTCCCATAGAGCATCTATGAATTTATCAAAGATCTCTTGTCTTGCCTTTGATCTTACAGTAATACGAATGAAACCATTCTTTAGATTTGTTTCGTTTATGAATTTTGCGATACGCTTGACTTCATCTTGAGTAGAATCGTCATAATTAAAAACATGAAAAATGTTATTAGCATTTTCAATGAAATCCATATTGTCTTTCTCGGTATCATATACATGAAATCCTTTAGTCGAATATACATCAGCAAAGTTCAATTGATATTGAGTTCCAAGATAATGAATATTACCATCAGACTGCTTGATATGGAAATGTCCAGAAAGGACACGATCAAATCGTTTAAACATTTCACTAGTGAATCCATGAGTGTGCTTTACACCCAAGACAACTTGGAATCCTGTGATTTCAAAATGACCACCGATCATTCTACATGCGCATTTGGAAATGAAATCAATGACCTCTGTTTCGTTTTCCTTGGTAATCCAGGGAACTATTCCGAAGCAAAAGTCATCAAACTTGATTGTAGTTGGTTTTTCGTAAAGTGTTATATTATTATAACGATCAGTCAGAAGTTCATGAAGCGAATTCAATTCGTTGGTGTTTCGAAAATAAGTATCATGATTTCCTACGGTTATGTGTAGATTGATATTATTTTCTACCAGTTTGTTGATGAATCGTTTTCTGACCGAAGAAAGCGTGTTGAAATTAACATACTTTCTTCGGTCAAAAAAGTCGCCAAGGTGAATGACTTGAGTTATATTGTTTTCTTTCAAATATGGAAAGAATTGATTTTCAAAAAAAGATAAAGCATTATCCAAAAAGAATGGTGAATCATTTCGGACACCAAAATGGGTATCACATATAAATGCTAATTTCACTTGCGCTTCCTTCGTTTCCTTTTCTTTTTATCTTTTGGTTCCATCTTTTGTATATCATTTTCGGTGAGAGAAAAGTGTTTCTGGAGGAACTCACCATATGAACTTATGTCACTGTCTTTTTTCATCCAATCCACCACTTTACCATCAAAGTCGTTCATTTGCAAGCACTTATATTTTATAAATGCCTGTTTCTTTTCTTTTTCTATTCTTCGTAAAAATGCATAGTAAATTATCTGAGTAAAATAAGAAAATGGATTTGAAGATTTAGCAGGATCAAAATTATGAGCATAAAGCAAACAATTCTCAACTCCATCCCCAATCATATCTTCTCTGAACGGATAGTTTATAAAATTGGGTCTATGTGACAGATGTTCTGCGATCTTGAGAAATGCTTCTCCGATATAATCGGTTACTGGGGGTCGCTTGTCGCCACATTCCTCGGCATCATGAACAAGTTTCTTCCATTCAGTCATTTCCTTACAAAACAATTTATTGTCTATGTAATGTTTCAATGACTTGACTTCTTCTTCGATTTCTTTTTCATCTAGGTGTATGTTATTTTCTTTTTTCATAATCATCCTCTTCACGGGACAATTGTAGCACAGAAAGACATTCTTTCAAGTCTTTTATTAGATTTTTCAAAATCTTTCCGATGAAGGCTTGACAGAAATGCGGCATGATGTGTATAATTTCTGTGTGGGAATGAAGAAGGAATCTAGTAACGATTCACTTAGCTTCATTGTTATAATCATCGGAATTAGGATCTGGATTCCAGTCAGAGAACTTGTTTCCAAAATCTCCACGATGCTTTTCATCACCACTGAAGCGATTACGCTTCTTGACTTCCTTGATCATATCTAAAAGAACCTTTGGATCCAAGAGTCCACTTGTTACCATATTCATAATAGACTCTGCTGGAATATAAAGTTGCATCATAATCATGTGACGATCTAATTCACTTTCGTCTTCCATATCTGGTGGCAGATAATCCTTTTTTGATTTTCTTTTCTTCTTTGGTGGATTTCTTGATTCGGATACTGGTGGAAGATTATTCATCGATTGATTTATAAGTTGTTCCAGGAACATACCAAAAACATCAGCATCCTTTTCATTCATCTTTAATTTTGAAGAAGGTGTATTTTCAGTTTCTTCTACTGATGTTTGATAAATGTCTTTGCTGAATTCCTTTACGCTTTCCATTTCATAAAGTTTCTTTGTATCTTTATTTGGTTCACTCATGAATGCAATATGATTCATTGGTAAAGAAACATTTTTATCCTCGACATTGATCAACCAATCATGAAGAGTAGTGACATCACAAGGCATTCCTTCATCATTGAATGTCGAAAGAATATTAAAATACATTGGTTGGAAGATCTTCACAGTAGATTCAGTTTCTTCGATGATCTGACTGATTATTTCTTCACCGCTTCTTAATTTAAGAATTTTGAGATTCATACCACTATTCTCCTAGATTGATTTTTGTCTTCTTGAATGTGAACTCTTCATTAGTATATATGGTAGTGCGCTCATCCATGTGTCTCAACGCATGGTTTCTGTACTTACCCCAACTGAGATCATCTCCAAGATCATAAACCGTCACTTTATCCTTGGTATCTGATTTTCTCAATCCTCTGCCTATTGACTGCAATACTCTTACAACTGACTTCGATGGAGAAGCAAATATAACAGCATGAATATTCTTGATATTGATGCCTGTACTGCATGTTCCATATGATGCTACAAGAACACTATTATTGCTCTTGTCTACGATTTTTCGTATTTCTTCTCGTTGTTCAATTTCGGTTTTGCCACAGATGAGATACGACTGTTTCTTACTTGCTTTTGAAATCTTCTGATAGAGAGGTATTCCATGCTTGTCAACAAAATTAAAAAGAACGAGCACATTACCAGGAATGCTAGTTGCAAGATCTGTAATAAACTTATTGCGTTTATCGTTGAGTACCAACCACTCAATTTCATCAGGATATTTTGCACGCTTGATCTCCTGTATATTACTGTCAGGATAACGAAGAATCAAACATTCAATATTCAACTGCGCTAGGACTTCTTTATCTATAAGTTCTTTTGTAGATGTGACTTGGTGTACAGAACCGAACAATCCTTCAAGTACCAAACGGTGAACCTGTGTTCCATCAAGAGTACCAGTGGTTCCGATTCTATATTCACAGTTCTTCAACTTAGTCATGATCTTTACTAGGGATTTTGCCTTAAACAAATGTGACTCATCACCGATGATACTATCAAATTGTTCAAAGTATTTTTCATCCTGTGTATAAAGACTTTGCCATGTAGAAATTATGACACGACAATTTGTATTCTTTTCTTGTCCACCATATACCAAATGAATATGTTCTGATATTTTCTTTGTCTTGGCATAATCCTGGAAGTCAGAGTTCAATTGTGTGACTAACCCTGTGGTTGGTACAACAATTAGAATCTTTTTCTTTGTACGCTTCAACAGTTCCAACATGATGAAGTATATGATGAGACTCTTACCACTGCCAGTTGGCGAGATCAGGAGAGTCCTACGATTTGATATGGCGTGCTTCACCGCATTCACTTGGTAGTCGTGGGGTTCTATGACCTTACCGTTGGAATAGACTGTAGGAAATTCTGTTGGTTCCTCGTCCTTCTTCAGTGTGTTTTCATAAGATACCTTGTATCCGCGATCCGAAGCAAATGACAGGACATAAGACAGAAGTCCAGCATATATCTTATTCGTCAGTATGTTGAAAAGACGAATCTTCCCATCCCAACGCTTCTTGCGAAATGCTGGATTATACTGGGAATTTGGAACATTGAATGTGAAGAATGACGACAACTCCTTGGCGATGCCTTTGTCACACTCAATTTCAATATAAACCGAATCTACTGGTTTAATTCGAATCATATGCCCTGGGTGAACTTCACCCATTCGATGGATGATCGAATGCTCCAGATCTTATTTGAAATGATCTTAGCAACGCTCTCGACATATGTTACTTTCTCTTTTTGGAGAAAAACTTTATTAGAGAGGTTGATGACTTCAATATCACTGTCAATGAATCGATCAAGATCTTGCTTGAGGATAGCAAGATCGAACGGTTCCCATCCTTTTTTCTTAAGTTCATCTTCTGACATCTTTCCAGAGTAATATAACCATTTATCCCTGCGAAGAATCTTAAGTTTAGAATCAAGACCTTCTAGAATAAGTTTTTCATCCATAAGAATACAAAGATATTTATTGTGAAGTTGAGGAATTCTTGATGCCTCGTCTTCAAAATGATTTGTATCTATTGCTGTGTCTAATTCCGCTTGTGCTTTTATTTGTTCAAGGTTCATAATATAAAATATACCATATTAAGGATTGTTTTCAAACACTTCTATCTCATAGTGAGTATATGCAAATGTTGCCGTTGCGATTACATTCTGAGAATCTGTAACTGAAGAATCAAAATCTATTCCGCTTAGATATGTTGGATAAACATTTTTATATTTAACTGCCATTATAGATCTATAGTCACTGTTCATTATTAGTAGATATGCACTACAGACTTTCTGCTTATCTCGCAGAACTTCAGTGCTTCCTTGATAAGAAACACCAAGATCTCTG